GGCACGGACAGGAGAAGGAAATGGCACTTACGAAATCAACTATTGAAGACAAAATCGAAGTGGTAAACACAGGTGATTGGAAGATGGTGCAAATACGCACTGCGACCATTATCACCGAAGACGGTACGGAGCTAAATCGTTCTTTCCATCGTCACGTTGTGTCACCGGCCGATGATTGGTCTGACGCAAGCGCAGAGGTTAAGGCTATCTGTGACGCAGTTCATACAGACGCAACTAAGACTGCATATGAGGCGGCACAGGCTGCTCCGCTGGGTGCCGAATAAAAATTTGTGCGCCTAAGTAGTACCAATGATACTATTTACTTCCATTTACTAGGAGAGTCTTATGGATTCCACCGTTCAGGAAGAAACCCCATCGATTGTAATAGATGACGAAAGTTATGAAATCGAGTCGCTGTCTGACAGAGCAAAAGAACTGCTGTCGTTACATCAAGAAGCGCAGCAAGAAATGTTAAGCGCGAGGCGAAAAGCTTTGATTGCTGAGATCGCTGTGAGCAGTTTTGTGCAGATGATTTCCGCTGCCGTTAAAGAAGAAGAAAGTCCGCCCGATGCCGCAGACGCCTGACAGCAAATACACCGAAGCTTCGCAGCGCCTTGCGGCGCATGAAGCAATGTGCGAAGAGCGGTCGAAAACTATCTTTAATCGGCTCGATAAGATTGAGGTTGCCTTAACGCAACTAAGTAAAAATATGTTTGTGGCGACTACGGCCTTAATAAGCGGCATGGCTGGGGTGATCTGGGCGTTACTAATGAGGTAGTAGATGGCTTATTTCAAACGTGACCGTTTCTCAGGTATTGCTCCAGGGGTAGCACCTCGGTTACTAGCTGACCAGTTTGGTCAAACCGCTGAAAATATAGATTTTGAGTCAGGGCGCTTAGTTCCGACTAAGGTTAATACGGACACCGTCACGTTACAGAACGGTGCTCGCAGGTCGATCTACTTTTACCGAGACACCAACTGGCTGGAGTGGTCAGAAGATGGTGTTGACGTAGTCTCTGGGCCTATCCCCAATGACACAAACGAGCGTCTGTATTTTACCGGCGACGACTACCCCCGCGTAGGTACCGCTGCATCTATGATTGCAGGCTCTTCCGGTTACCCTGCCGTGTCATATCGGCTTGGTGTTCCTGCGCCGAGTGCTGCTCCAAGCCTGACAAAAAGTGGAACTGTAGCGGGTGATGAAACGCCTGAAACTAGGGCTTATGTTTTCACGCTAGTAACAGACTTAGGCGAAGAAGGGCCACCCTCTGCTGCTAGCGCCACTATCGAAGTCACTAGTACTGAGACAGTTGCTGTAGCAATGCCGACAAGTTCTAACCCAAGCGGTAACTACTTCTTCAGCACCGCTGCCAAAAAACGAATCTATAGATCAAACACTGGTTCGTCGTTTACCGATTTTCAATTAGTGGACGAAGTTGCTTTTACAGCTCCAAGTTATTCAGACAGCAAATCATCCTCAGCATTAAGCGAAATTTTACCCAGCGGCTCATGGATCGGGCCACCAGATGACAACACCGCTCTATATCCAGACGGCCCCATGTTGGGACTTACCGCTGTGGGCAATGGTGTTATGGCAGGTTTTTCTGGCAAGCGGTTTTGCCTAAGCGAACCGTTCCTACCCCATGCGTGGCCGATTGATTACCGGATCACCTTAGAAGAAGACATCGTAGACATTGCGGCTACTGGGAATGGGGTGGTGGCGTTGACAAATGGCACACCGTATTTTGTAACAGGTACTGACCCTGCGGCATTAACACCGATACGAATTGATCTAGCTCAAGCGTGCGTCAACAAAAACTCTGTCGTGGACATGGGTGAGTATGTTCTTTATGCAGCCCCAGATGGACTGGTTGCTGTGGCAGGGGCGTCAGGAGAGGTGGTCTCTCGTGGCCTAATTTCAGTTGACCAGTGGAATACTAGCTTCCACCCAACGCTTATAAGGGCATTTCGGCACGAAGGTACATACGTAGCGTTCTATAACAATGGCGGCAGTCTAGGGGGCTGGGTCTATGATCCAAGGTCTAGTGAAGCTGCGTTTGCGACCGTTTCGGTATCTACAGAGGTGCGTGGCGGGTTTGAAGATCCCAAATCGGGACAACTGTATGTCATCGAGGGCAACAAGATACGCAAGTATCGAGGGGGCTCTTCTAGTAACACGCTTACTTTCAAGACTAAAAAGTTTGTTACGCCAAGTCCGGTAAGTATGGCGTGGGTAAGTGTCCACGCTGAAGCCTATCCGGTCACTGTAAAAGTCTACGCTGACGGTACGCTGATCAGCAGTTACACGTTGTCGGAGTCGGCAGGTGTTTACACCCAAGCGACAACAACGCCTTCAGGTATTAGTAACGGTACTTTACGCGAACCGATTATGCGGTTGCCTGCGGTGGTGGCTAGCGAATGGGAAGTCGAAGTGTCAGGCGCTGTGACAATAAATGAGATTTGTCTAGCACAGAGCATGGACGAGATACGTGCCCAGTAACTCCAACATCAGGACTAACGACGCAACAAAAGTACCATCGTTATCTAAGGTACCTGCTTCTGTTTCGCCAGAATTGCGTCGTTACTTAGAGACGTTAGAACAAGTTACGAATATTCGTTTGGGGCGTCGTGGTGACCCGCGAGATAGAGCGATTACCCTCCGTGAACTTATATCTAGCGGCCTTGCACAAGAATTAGCGGCATCACCGTACAACCCAAACTCCAGTTCTGGTGGAACAGGGTTTGTGCCTGCTGGAACTAAATTAATTAATGCCGCAGTTCCCCCAGCCCCAACTGGTTTTTCGGTTAATGGTGCCTACAGCGTTATTAACATGAGTTGGAATCTCGCGACTTACGGAAACCATGCGCACACCGAAATACATACACATACGTCTGACGTAATTGGTGATGCAGTATTGCTGGGTATTTCGGCAAGCCGCGTGTTTTCTGATCCTGTTGGCTCTGGTCAGACTCGGTACTATTGGATTAGGCACGTAAACACCGAAGGTGTGAGAGGCCCTTGGAATGCGGCTGCAGGTACGGTGGGACAAACGGCGGCGGATGTTCAGCATCTTCTCACTGTTTTAAGTAATTCGATCACTAGTAGTGAGTTAGCAACCTCTTTAAGTACTCGTGTCGATCTGATCGACGCAGCAGCTACTGTTACTAACTCGGTTGCATATCGAGTGGCGCAAGAGGCGTCAGCCAGGGCGACTGCAATAGCAGCCGAAGCGTCTGCCAGAGTAACTGCGCTTGCTGCAATTGTAACTGGCATTCCAGTTTACGACTCCACGGAAGCTTATGCTGTTGATCAAGTAGTTCGTATTTCAAACAGCAATTCAAAATTATATATATGCATTCAAGCCGTAAGCGCGAACTCGTCAGTTGCCATTACAGACACCGCTTACTGGAAAATTTACGGTGATTACGATTCTCTAAAGTCCTCAACCGATGCCTCCTCTGCTGCAATTACTCAAATAAACACTGTCAACTCAACTAGCACCTCGGCGGCGGCGTTGGCGATCACCGGATTGAACGCTAGCGTTTATGTAAACGGAGATCCCAGCCAAGGGCTTATTTTGGCAACAAGTAGCGCCTTGTCTGCTGTTCAAACGGAAGTTTTTCCAAACGGCACCGCCAACGCGTCTCGACTAGATACATTAGATGCCGAAGTATTTGATGCGAGTGGTAACTCGCTGTTAGCTACTGCGTCGGCTTTAGGTACGGTTACTACTGAGGTTTTTCCTACTGGTACTGCCAACGCTTCTAGGTTGGATACTTTAGATGCGGAGGTGTTCGCGTCTGATGGTAGTTCTTTGCTCGCCACGGCGTCAGCTTTGAATACAGTCCAAACGGAAGTTTTTCCTACTGGCACTGCCAACGCTTCCCGATTAGATACTTTGGACGCTGAAGTTTTTGATGCTAATGGCAGCAGGTTAGCGACAGCGGCAGCATTAAGCACAGTAACTGCTGAAGTTTTCCCAAACGGCACTGCTAGCGCTTCTCGGTTAGATACATTAGATGCCACTGTGTACGACGCGAACGGCGCTGTTCAACTAGCAACCGCTTCTGCTTTATCTACTATTCAAGCTGAGGTGTTTCCAGACGGAACAAGTAGCGCTTCTAGGCTCGATGCGCTGGACAATATTTTGTTTGATCCTTCGACAACGCCTCCCACTGCGCGTGTATCAGCTTCAAACCTGACCACGATGAAGAATCAGATTCTTAACACCAATGGCACTGCCACGGCGACTGCTACGCAAATGACGCAACTAGCCGCCTCTTTCACTGACCCTCAAGGATCAACGAACACTCTTAGTTTGCAACAAGCATTAGAAACATCGGCTAGTGAAGTTGACGGCTTGAGAGGTCAGTACAGCGTAAAAATTGACAACAACGGACACGTTTCTGGATTTGGTTTTAATAGCACGGCTGTTGATGGAACTCCGAGAAGTGCTTTTATTGTAAGAGCGGACACCTTCGCAATCGTAGATCCCACTAGCACCGGCAATGGTCTTGGGACAACAACGCCTTCACCAGATTCTGTGCCATTTATATATCACGACGGTACTGGTCTGCTAAACGGCGAGACTGTCCCCGCTGGTGTTTATATGAAGAACGCCTTTATTGGTGACGCTCAGATCACCAGCGCTAAAGTCAAAAATTTAGGTGTAGATAAAATCACCGGCACCTTTGCTGACTTCCAATCGGTTCTGACAGGTAACTTAGACGCGAATCGAATTAACCTCGATAACACGACGTTAACGTCAGTGAATGTCGACAATGGTGATGGCACGAGCACGCCTACTCTTTCTGTCGGTGCAATCGCGGCGAATAAAATCACCAGCGGCGAAATCGATGCGGGTGTGATCACTGTCACGAACTTAGATGCCGATGAAATTACGGGTGACGTAAACGTCTTTCAAAGCATCAACGCATCCAGCACCGTTACGTTGAGCAACGCAAACCAATGGTACGAAATCCTTGACGCAACTTTACAAGCACCGGCGATCAGCCATTTGCCAATTGCCTCTTTAGTTATGCAAGCAACCAAGTCGTCCAGTAATGGCACGCAAGTAGATATGAAAATAACTATGCAACTGCCGAGTGGGCCTGCTGCCGCGACGTTGGGGGCGGTTGCTTCGCGTTCGATAACGGTTGTGGGAAGCGGTGGTGGGTACCAGACGGTTTACATCGCAAACATAACTGGGAATGTTACGTCTAGTGTTGCGACAGGAAACACAATCTACAACTCCAGCAGCACCTCCCAAACTGGGACTGTGGTCGGCGTCAGTTTTTCCGGTGGTGTCACATCAATTCAATATACCGGAAGTACCTATTTTACCGTAGGAACAACTTTAGTTCGGGCTGCTATGAGCGCGTCTGAAACGACTGTTTTTGAGGGCGGTCAAGATCACAACTTTTCCAACGGTCAAATATCCCAAGCCGCTGCGGGTTCTTTTACATCTGGCGTCACAAGTAGCATTCGGGTGCGAGCATATGCGAAGAAACATGGCAAAACAGTGGTTGTTACAAAGGTGAATGGGTTCATCGGAGGTATCCGGTAATGGCAAGACACGAAGGGTATTCAACATGGGATGCAGACAACGATTGTATTGGCGTTGGCCCAGTTGCAGCACCCCCTGCTGACTCGACTGATACTTGGTATCCGACCTACATAGATTTTGATTCGTCGTACAACGGATTCACCCAAGAGATAAAAGCGGCATTAGCTTCCGATACCTTAACAATAACCCGCTCGCTCGTTACGAAAGAGTACAACAGCGATAACAGTCTTTTGCTTGAGTGGGTGCGGACTGAGCGTAATGACAAATTGTCAGAGTGCGATTGGACTCAGGTTCCAGACAGTCCGTTAACCGCTGATCAAAGAACAGAGTGGCAGTTATATAGGCAGCAGTTGCGGGACGTACCCGTAGCAAACGCCCTGATAGCAAAAATAGATGATGTTACTTGGCCCACGGCCCCTAGCTAGTGGTGAAGCAGGCCCAACAGCCAATCGAAGAAGATTTAGAAGAAAGAAAGCGGCAACAGGAGTTGCCAGAACACAACCAGTAATGGAGATAGAGATGCATTGCATAAACCAACCAAATAAGTCGACTAAAAAGAAAGCTGCTAAGAAGAAGACAGTTAAAAAATCTTCGTCAAAGAAAAGCAGGGCTTATTAATGAAAGTTGGGCTAACTGCACGACAGCAAGCTGCAATGAAACGGCACGCCGTACATCATTCCAAAAAGCATATGACTGAGATGCGTAAGTCTATGAAGGCAGGTAAGACCTTTACCCAAGCGCACAAAGACGCCATGAAAAAGGTGGGTAAATGACAACGGGTACAGCCGTAAAAAGAGACCCTGAGAAGTGGGCCAAGGCAAAGGCCCAAGCTAAAGCGCAAATGGGCGGTAAGCATTCTGCTCGAGCAATGCAACTGGCTGTTAAAAAGTATAAGGCGATGGGCGGCACGTACTCTGGGGCAAAAAAGAAAACAAACAAGTTGTCTAAATGGTCTAAAGAAGACTGGGGCACTAAGTCCGGTAAGAATTCGACACGAGGGAAAAAAGCGACAGGTGAAAGATATCTACCAAAAAAAGCGCGCGAAGCTTTATCTAGTAAAGAGTACGCCGCCACTACCAAAAAGAAGCGAGCAGACACCAAAAAAGGCAAACAGTTTTCAGCGCAACCCAAAAAAATAGCCAAGAAGACTGCGAAGTACAGACGCGGTCAAACGTCTAGGTTCAGGACGCGGTAGTGCCAAGAGTCATTATCGAAGATTTAGAACCTGGAGTGACGGTCACTGTGATGTGTGATCGCGTCCAGTTCATCTATGGTGATGGCCCAGACAGCCCTGAAGAAAAGCCAGAGGACGAAGAACCAAAGGACTTAGATCTAAGGTCTAGGGCCAAGGTTATACGGGGTCTGTAAACTACGCCATTGGCGTAGTCCAGTTTAGACTAAATTATAAAACCTAATAAAAACATAGACTTAAAAAACTACGCCAAAGTTGGCTCTTGCTCTATAAGTTACTGATTAATAAGGAAAAAAAGTAATTTGGCGGAGAGAGAGGGATTCTCTACGCGACCTGCGTAACCTATTGTTTTATATATCTTTATAATTTACTGTGTCGTTTTGGCGTAGTTATGGCGTAGAACAAGTGGCGACAATAAGAAAACGGGGGGACGGGTTTCAAGTTGGTATCGTCAAAGCTGGTTACCCACGTAAATCAAAAACCTTCAAGACTAAGTCAGCAGCTAAGGCTTGGGCTAGAAAAGTTGAGATGCAGATGGACGAAGGTACGTTCATCGATGACAAAGAGGTAGTCAGCCACAAGCTGTCAGACTTGATCTACAACTATATCAAAGAACTAGAGCCTGTTAACCCAGTACTAGGGTCTAAGCTCTCTAGCCTGCAGCGTATGGCCCGTGAGTTTGAAAGTGACACGCTTAAAGATCTAACCCCACAGTACCTTCTAAGCTACGGCAAACAGCGTCGCAAAAAAGTAACTGCGTCAACGCTGCAAAAGGACATGTCTTATCTTAAGCAAGTGCTCGACTACGGCATTGTTGTCTGGAAACTGCCTTTAGCGGTAAATCCGGTTGTTGTTACACAACCTACGCTCGGTTCATTGAAGATGGTTGCAGGAAGCAAGCGTCGAACTCGGCGGCTGCAAGAAGGCGAGTGGGAAAAATTAATGGCTGGGGTGGGCAGGCAGCACGATTCGTCGTCTGGTAACAACTGGCTAAGCCCTATGATTGAGTTTGCTGTTGAGTCTTGTATGCGACAGGCCGAAATTCACGAGCTTACTTGGGCCGATATTGATTTTGAAAGGCACACCGTTGCTATACAAAGTAGAAGAACCCCTGGGCGCAAACAAGGAAATGACCACGTAATACCAATGCGAAAGGGTGTGAGAGAGGTGCTCCTGCGTGAATATGAGAAGGTTGGCAAGGTAACCCGTAACAAGATTCGATTGTCTACGCGGCCTGATCATGTGTTTGGAAAGCCTTCAAAGAGCAGTTCAATATCAGATAGGTTTGGGCGGGTGTGTAAGCGTGTGGGTATAGAAGATTTGACGTTTCATGATCTAAGGCATGAAGGTATTAGTCGGTTGTTTGAAGACCGCGAAAAAAATTACTCAATACCGCAAGTGGCCCATATTTCGGGCCATAAAAAATGGGAAACCTTAAGGCGTTACACGCAATTGAACGCAGAAGATTTTTAATGGTCTTCTAGCTTTGAGCTTATGTAATCGCTGACAGCTTTTGTAGGGAATAGATATCTTTTCCCGTCCCGCCAATGCGGAATTTCTAATGTGTCATTGTATAAACGGTTGTAGATTGTTTGTTTGTTGGCCCGTACTGTTTCGGCAAGTTCTTCGACAGTCATAAACAGACCGTACTTGTCCAGTAAGATAGTGTGCATTTCAAATCCTTAATCGTCTTCTACATTTTCAACAAGTCTGTTCAGGTACCACTGAGCTTTTTTAAGGTCTTGAAGTTGCATTGTTTTAATGTGATTTTTGGCTCCCCAACGCCAAAGGTATTTCATGATGTTGCCCTTGAGGTAGCCTTGGAAGGATGTTTTATCCATGCTTGCCTCAATGGCAGTAATTGCCTCTATACCCCCCTGGTTATAGTGGCTAGGACTATTGACTAGGTCTTCTTCATCCATTGGTAGATGGTACTAAATTATTACGAATAGTACCATTACTAATATAGTTTTAGATAGGAATATTTCCTATTTAATACTACGTGTCAAAACGTATCACTAACTAGGAATAAAATACATAGCAGTTAAATGAGTATGGAATTTTTTTGTGATCGTTGAAGTGTAGGTGTCAGTTGGGTAAACGATTATTTCAAACTGCGAGGTTTTCTTTTGTTTGACGAAGCAAATTCGTTTTGGTGTGGGCGGTAGTTTTAAGGCAGCTTTTTGTTTGAAAACATTAGAGGTATGGATGCAGTACGCTAAAAGCGTAACAACATTGTCGTTCATTGTTTCTGGGTCTGCTCCGCCAAACATTGGGAACACTTCTTTTTCAACCTCAACGAAAAATCCTTTGTCTTTATAGTGATTGGTGAGCTTTACAGAAGACTTTGAAGCTGGCTTTCCTAGGAAAGTAGTTGGGTAAATGTCGACGTTTAGTAGTCCAGGTAAGCCGCTACTAATATCAGGGTCAATTTCTCTGGGGTCTACACCTAAGTAGTCGGCAAGTTTGTAAATTGCTTGTGGGTTTAGGCTGATAATGTCAACGATGTAGTGGCTGAATGCGCTTTGTGTCCATCCAAGGGCTTTAGCCGCATCGTTTTGGGTGACGTTTTCGTTAGCTTTTTTCGCCTCCCATAGCCTGCGCAAATTTTGCACTGGTATTGGTAATTTTGAAGAGTCCATTTTCGTATCCTCGAACGGTAGCCTCTATAGAATCAGCTACGTCCTTCGCAGTAATCGCATAGAAATCGGTTTTTTTGAGTTCCCTACCAAATGGCGGTTCGCTAATAACTGCAACACCCTGGCAGGAACCAATTATAACCATTACTACTACTTTATAACCAAACATTTTTTGTAACCATTGTTGTTGGAGGGCTGATAGCCCAGTTTTTATCGGGGTCTGTTTCCGTTTGGGTAAGTTCTTTATGAATTTATATTCGACAAAAAGTAAACAGGCGGGGCCAGCATACATTGCATCTGGTACCCCGCCGGTATACGTGTCGTGTATCTTCCACTTGTAAGTATCAGGTGAAAGATGACGGTGCACGGCTTTGACAAAACCGTGTTCGTTCATGCGTTAGGCATGAGCGTCGTACAACGCCTCGGCAGCTTTGTAATCAGCTTCTTGTACCCAGCCTACAGAGTCGATATCAAGGTTGAGGTATTGGTTACCTGCTTTTGATGTGACTGAGACTGTGCTGAGCTTCCATAAGCAAGCAAAACGATCACCGCCTTTCATCTGTATTGATGTATTCCAGCGCTTAGAGACAGTTAGCTTTGATACAGCAAAGTCCATTAAAGCAGGAGGCGACAGATCACCTGTCTTTGGATCTTTAAGAACCAATAGGTGTGTGTGGGTTTCGTTAGCAGAGTAGTTACTCGCTTCACCTTCAGCATTTTCGATAGCTTCGTTTGCTTCGGCAAGAGTTTGGTATTCACCTACAATGCCGCCGCCAGCTTCTATGGCACGCCAGACTTTAAAAGCAGTCGTGAAGTTAATTGAGATGGCGTAGATTTCTTCGCCAAATAATTCACTTGTGCCCGTGTTACAGAACATTCCTGGTTCAGCGCCTTTGATGTGCGCTGGGTGATGCTTGTCACACTCGTTTGACATTTTTTGCAGTTGCTTGATGCGCGGAACAGTGATGTTAGCGCCGACGTTTTCGTTGCCACGACTGCTTTCTATGTTTAAGTGAGCAGGTAGTTCAGCAGTGGCAAGTGCTAGTGCTTGATTCGCCATAGTTATTGTCCTTATTAATGATTAATTATTGGATAATTATTGAGGTTGAGTTAAAGAGATCGGAAGTTAAGTTTTGTCAGTTCCCGCATACTCAGCCCAGGAATGTCTCCATAAGTGGACACATATTCTCGGATTGCAGTAGCGGATAACCGGCGGTGCAAAAATTCTAGTAACTTGTTTTCGATAATGAAGCCGTATACTTCGTCCCAATTATCGGCATTAGGTACTAGCTCAGTTGCGACAGAGATAGTTGCGTTGTCATTAGCCATTCGCTTTAGACCCGCTTCATCCATCTTTGCCATCAAGTCACGGGCGATCTCGTCTTCCCGCGCTTTGAGTTCTTTGACCTCGTTGTTGAGATCTTTGATTTGTTCTTTGACCGTTTTAAGTTGGTCGATTGTTTCGTCTAGGTTCATGCAAGAATTGCCCCTTTTGTTCGTGATTCGCGCCAGTACTCAGTTAGGCTCTTAGTTGGTTCCCAATGCAGATCGCGTTCGATGCCTAAACCTAGGAACCCTTTGAACGAAGAGAGTTCTTGCATGGGTACACTGCCAAGTTCTGGTCTGCCCATTCCTAAGTCCGCGAGCCCAAAGAAAATTGCGTTACCTTCTTCAATGCTGCCGTACTCAATTTCTGAGATAAGCCATGTAGCAGCCCCCGTTGGGTTGAATAGTTTGAGATAGGGCTTGCGTTCTTCTTCAGGTAGTTCTGTGTTTTTGATTAGTTTGTTTTCGATTTCTTTGGTGATTAGCTTCATGCTGTTTGCCTAAGGTTGTTTAAGTTTGAAAGAGTCGTCAGTAACTCCTCCATGCGTCCGAGCTTGCCTTCCAGTTTTTCGTACACATCTGGCTCCCAAGTGTTTTCTGCAGCGATACGAATCACTTCAGTGCGCTTGGTTTGACCTGCTCGGTAAATGCGACGATTGAATTGCTGGTAGTGTTCGGCGTTGTAACTGGGGCTGGCCCAAATGATTGAGGTAGCGGTAGTCATCGTTAGGCCATGCCCAGCAGACTGTGGATGGCAGAACACCACCTGCAATTGACCGGCTTGCATTCGATCAACAATGTCAGCGCGTTTATGTGGTGCGGCGCTTCCGTCAATGACACCGTATTTGATGCCACGTTTTTCACACTCAGCGACCATGTGATCGCGTTCATGTGTCCAGTTAAAAGCAACAAGGCTGTGTGCTCGTTGCTCTATTAGCTCCATAACTAAGTTGTAGCGGTCAGCGTGGACACCAATAACGCTGCCTTCGTTGTCGTACATAGCGCCAGTGCAAAGCTGTAGTAGCTTTTTAACCTTGGCACCGGCATGTACAGCGTTAACTGTTCCAGCTTTGGTATGCAGTACTGAGTCGTTAGCAAGTTCTACATACTGATTCATGATCCCGCGAGGCAGTGTGACTGTCATGGTCGACACTGTTTGTTCGGGCATGTCTATGCAGTCTTCAAGACTGAATCGAATGTTGATGTCCATGAGCGCGGAAGCAACGATCTGTTCAGCGTCGTCGCGATCTATCCATTCGTTAGCAAAACCGTTGAAGCGACTAGTGCAGACGGCAGCGCGGAATGAGTAGAAGCGATGGCCTAGGCGTTCACCACCGTCAACCAAAAGGGTAGGGTGCCAAATGTCTAGGATTGAATTGCTGTTAGGCGTACCTGACATGGCAACTCGATAGTCAAACTGCTCAATGATTTTTGCGATGGCTTTGCTGCGTTGACTGTCTTTGTTTTTGAACGCCGTGAACTCGTCAATGCAAATAGTGTTGAAGCTGGCTAACACGTTTGGGTTTTTTACTAGCCACTTTACGGCGTCGTGATTTGTCAGAACGATGGCGGTGTTTTCTGCAAACGCTTTGTCGCGATTTTTTGCAAATGCGACTGAGTAACTTAAGTTAGGTTGGAACTTTTCAATGTCGTCACCCCAGCTTGCTTGCAATATAGATAATGGTGCGATGACCAGCATTCGGCCTTTGTCATCGGGCAAGTCTTTGTAGGCATCGACTACGCTTCGGGTTTTACCAGTGCCTGGATCTGATGTGACTATTACTTTGTGTTTGTTAAGGATGAATTCTGTAGTTTTTACTTGATGATCAAATGGTTTATACATATTTATTGATTGGTTAATTAGATTAAAATAGTATCGTTGATACTAAACAGAAGCGAGTTTTAGTTCATGTTTTTTGTAGATCTGACGTTAGGTTCAGTGAGAAAAATATCTTTTAAGATTTTCTGACGCATTTCTGCAGCCGCGCTTCGATCCATTTTTGTGACAACTTTGATGTCTGACTTTTTTAGTTTGTAAGTTGTCCAGTACTCGGCTTCGGGAGGGTCAGTTTTGAAAGCAAACTCGACAATCCCGTGTGTGTCATCGGCGTAAAAGTATTTCAATTTATCTCCTGTCGGGTTCTGCGACCCCAGTCAGTTGCGTCTAGGCAGAAGGAGTAACAGCCTCAACGCGCGTCGGGGTATGATCTGACTGAGGTCGCAGAGGTGGTTAGGCAACCCCCCAATAACATTCAGGCGGGTCACCTTTTTTGAATGAGCACCACTTGCAATTACTTTTGCTTGGGCGAGGTTCGTAATCAGTACAGGTTGTCATGGCAACTGCGCGTTTATAGAAACCTGGAGCGAAGCTCATGGCTTCGGCTCTAGTAAATTGTCGTTTGGTAGTTTCAGATTGGTCGAGATACCACAACTCTGTTTGCGCAAATTCTACTTGTGAGTAACGGAAGAATGTCCCGATGGCATACAGTAGGCACTGTTGTGAGTGGCCTATTTCATTCCCAAATTTCTTGCCTGTTTTGTAATCTATAACGCGCACTGATTGTTCATCTTCATGGACAAGAGCATCGAGTTTGATGCGTGCCCATGTCTTGGGTTCCATCCAACCTACTGGATTCCAGTCAAGGTCAAAGCCCCACTCGCCTTCTAGTTCTACTTTGGCATCGATGTATAAACTGCGTAGTTCTTCAAATTGATCTTCAAACTTTTTAAGTGTGTCTGGCATTTCGCCTAGCTTGCCTGACACATAGTCTTCAGCTTGGTTGTGTATTTCGGTGCCACGATCAGCAGCAGGGCCAGACGGTTCTTTTATTTTCTTTACACGGCTAATGTAAGTTCTGTAGGGACATTCTTCAAAAACCTTTAACGCAGAATATGACCACGCAGGCGTAAGCCCTAGCTTGTCAGGTTTTACCGACAGCTTGTCTAAATCTGGTCTTGTGTCTTGAGTTAAGTTCATAATTTCTATAAAAAAGTATTGTTGATACTATAATGATCCAAGGGTTATGCAACAAGCGCCTCACGATCTCTCTGTGAGAAGTACGTTTCGA